TGCCTGCGGAACACGATTAGGTATTTCAGCGACAACAAAGGCAGTTGACGCTGCTTGCGTTGTGTTGGTGCCAACTGCTGCCGTTGGTACAGTAGGCGTGCCAGTAAGTGCAGGAGAGGCAAGCGGGGCCTTGAGGGCTAGCATTGTGACAATACTGGCCAGATTGTCCAAAACCGATGCCATCAATTCAGGCGCCGCCATGGTTGTGCCAGTAATGGTCAATCGATACAGCGCCTCTTGCCGGGTTGTGTTGGCCTCGATGTTGACATCATCAGCCGTCAGCGTCGGATCGGCAGGCGTGCCGGTTGTCGATGTTCCCTTGACGATCTTGAATTGCAGCGTATCTACACCAGCGCCGCCACCGTTGCGAACAAACTCAGCAACGACCAGATCGATTCGGTTGTATCCTGCCGTGCCGGAATCAACCACAAGATCTTCAGTGGTACCAGGCTTGACCACCACAAAATAGCCAGACAGGTTATAAACACCCGGAGACAGCCTGACAAGGTTGTCATTGACCCTCGCGCATGCAAGGTCGTCAAATACTTCGACAATGCCGCTGGTTGGAATGATTGCCTTGAGCACGGAGGCCATGACATCAGCGCCAACGTCAGCTGTCGTGTTGTTTCGATTAAATCCAATTTGGCTCATGTTGTACCCACCTTATATTTGACTTTTTCGCCCTTAGCGTTGACCGTCCGAATGATTTCTACGATTTGAGCTTTCACGGACAGGCCAGTGATATAATCACGACCGCCAACAATATCGCCCAGGCTAAGCGACTGATCTTCGGATATATCGATCTCAACAGACTCAATCGGCCAGTATGTTGTCTCCAGCAGTTCGGTTGCCTTCGCTGTCAATTCGTCCGCGCTCTCCGCGTTCGGATAGTCCAGCACGATTTGCCTGTCTGTAACTCCGGCTGCAAGCGGCGTGGCGTTGATGGTTCCGTCTGACTGCCTGTAAAGCTCAACAACTGTTCTGGCAGCAAGTTCGCCACTGCCAAGCGCGATGACATGGTTGTAAGCCATACTATCGTCGAGTGCGGTATTGAGAGGCGCTGTGATGTCCTGGCTGAATTCTGATTTATCAGATAGGTCGGCAATCTCAACAGCAGACAAAACAACGGTATCTTCGTCAAGCTCAATCTTGAGTTTGGCATCCGATTTTGCAAGCATGCCTTGGAGAGCAAAGAGCAAGGTTTGATACCGGAACGCTCCTGACACCGTAATCCCAGAGTCAGCCATGCTTGCCTCAAAAACAGGCGACAGGGCCGATCCGATCAAATCTGCAATGGCCGCATTGGCCTCGACCGATGTGATAGTCTTATAGGCCGATCCTCCTGGAGGTTTGACAATTGTATCAATCAACATGCCGCGCCATGTGCGCCCATACACCTGGATCTTTCCGTTCATTGTATGGGCGATTTTATAAACCCTGCCGCCGTACTCTGTGCCCGGTTCGTAGACAAAATCCAACCGATTGATAGGATTGGCCGACCAGTCAGACTCGTCCAGATCAAGCTGGAAATCATTTTTTTTAGGGTCGTTTGCTAGTGATGGCCTGACATCCCATTGAATAAATCTATCAATGATTCTCTGCTCAATGAGTGCGTCATTTGCATGTATCAGTTCCATCGCTTACCCCACAAAATAGATCGTTCCTGGAGATGGTGTTAATCCTGCAAACTCAGATTCTGTTCCGGTCCACACGTAGATCTCTGTGCCATCGTCAACCGGAGCGGTGTCAGTCCACACCGGCTCCGAACGTTGCTTATACAGCAAGATGTCAAAAGTGAAATCATTGCTTGAAATAATGCTCATTTCACCGGCCGGAATTCTCTCAAACACCGAGTATGTTTTCCCGCGATAGCCGAAAAAGTTTAACTGTTCGCCAGAGCTTGATATCTTTATTACGGTCCGGTTAACCTGGTCTATTTCGATCCGGTCGCCTTCGTTTAGTGTCGCAGTCACCAGATAGACATGAGTCCCAACTGTGATCTGAGGATTGGTGGCTGGGCCATACAGGGTGATTTTAGCCAAACACGCCTCATAGTGATCATTTACCAGAGATCTGACAGTTTGGCTGGTGAACCCAATCGGAAATGCCAGTGGAAACATAAACCCGGTTGAAGTGCCAGTCTGGACTGGCTCAAAACGATGCAGCTCTTCTGTGATCCAAAATGGCGACTCAACCACAAGCTTTAACTGGGCCTTGGCGATGCGGTCTGTTTTATAGATGCTCTTTTTCGACCCCATGATGTAGGCGTAGACATAGCAGTCGTTGATGTAAAATTTGCCAGGAGTCTTGCCCAACACATCCGGCTCAAAAAGCTCCGACAATCTTGCCAGATGGGCATCAACCGACTGGCTGTCGCCGCAGTAAATTGCAATCTGGATGGTCTTAGTGACTGTCTTTCTGCTCACACTAGTGACGCTTGACCCGTATCCACTGGACTTTGGCGTATCATCAAATGACCAGTCGTAGTCTAACAAGTCGGTCGGCTTCTCCCAGGTGTACGGTCGACCGTTAAAATCGACCGTTACACCACTAGAAGTCACATATTTGAGGTTGTACTTTTTAGGCATAAGCTTCGACCAACCTCCCGAATTCCCGGCCATCAATCACCAGCTGCTGCTTGGCCATAGCGTTTGCGAGCCTGTCATAGTCTATGTCCAGTATTGGTGTAGCGTTGGCTGCGTCCTGCGCCATCTTGGCGGCCACCGTGTCAGCGGCGAATGCAACATTGTACTTGCGCTCGATGTCAGGCAAGGACCGACCAATAGCCTCATCGATGAGACCGTTTGACTTGTCGATGCCTTCTGCAATGCCTTTTCCAATATTCACGCCGATCATGTCGCGCATGACACGAGACGGAGAGTTGATATCAAAAATATTCTTGAACGTGTTGAGGATTGAATCGGCTGCATCTCTGGCGGCGTTAATAACAAACTCAAGCCCGGCCATGAACCCATCAGCGATACCATTCAAGATGTCGATGCCAAGCTGTTTCCAGTCGTATTCCTTGAATTTCTTTTGGATATCTGAGAACATTCTTGGGAAGAATAAAAGCAGTTCCGGCAGCGCATTGATCAGACCAGCCAGTAACGCCATGATGATTTCAACCGCTGCGTCAAAGATCAGCGGAAGATTTTCAATCAAAGCTCCAATGATCGCTAGAATGATATCAATTGTTGCATCGATCAGCAACGGCAGGTTTTCGATGATCACCTGAACAATCGTTGTGACAATCGTTGGCAGCCATTCGATCAATTGAGGCAGTGCGTCAATTAAGCCACGGACCAGAGCCATGATTACATCAATCGACACTTTTATCAGTTCTGGCAGATTATCCAATATCCCCTGGACCAGAGCCATGACAATTGCAATCGTCGCGTCAATCAATAATGGCAGATGTGTAATCAGCATATCGCCTATGCTTTTTACCATGTCAACGATGGCCGGTATCAGTTCAGGTATGGCTTCAACAAGACCGTCAGCCAATGCCAGGATAAGCTGCAACGCGATCAGTATGACGATTGGCAAATTGTCGATGATAAAATCAGCAAACGATGTCAGCAGATAGACCACGGTATCAGCCAGAGGGTAGACATTCAGCTGAATTGCCTCCATCAGCCCCTCGATCAACTGCATCGCACCGTCTACTAGTGCTGGCATCAGCGTCGGCATCAATCCAACGACTATATCAATCGCTTCGACCAAAGTGTCAGCAATCGTTGAGACGATCGCTGGGATATATTGAGAGATCGTTTTGATTCCGTCTGCCAGCTTTTTACTGATGGCACCGCCTATTTTCTGGATGTCATCAGGTTGGAAACCGTCAGCGAGAGCCGTGCCAACCTCTGACAAAAGTTCAGAAAGTCCAGTGGCCGCTCCTTGAAGGGCTGGCATAAAGTTGACGACCAGCTGCTTTTTGAGTCCGTCCATCTGAGCTTCAGTCTTCTGCATGATGTCGTCATAAGCGCCCATCTTGGCGACCATTTCATCTGACAGGACAAGGCCCATCTTTTTGGCTTCATCGGCATATGCTGTCAAAGCACCAGACCCGGCCTTGATCAAAGGCATGATGTCCTGGTACGACTTTCCGAACAGTTTCTGTGCCGCAATCTCCTGCTCGGTCTCGTTTTTGAGAGCACCGATGGCATCGATGGAGTCGTAGAACATTTTCTCGCTGGTCTTTAATTGGCCGTTTGAGTCCATCATGGACAGCTTCAAATCGTCGGTTACCGCTACATAGTCGTCTCCGGCTTTCTGAGCGGTGCCCATCTGCTTGACCAGCTTAGCCATGCCATTGGTCATCGTCTCGACTTCGACATCGACAAACCGGCTGGCATACTGCAGCTCTTGTAACGTTCCAACAGCGATCCCGGTCTGACTTGACATGGTGAGCAGATCATCTGCCCACTTCCCAGTCTCACCAGCGGCGTCAACCAGTCCCTTGATAGCTGCCCCTGTTGCGGCGGCAACAGCACCGACCGCAACAGCTGCGCCCTTGGCAGCGGCTAATAGTCCATTGCCAAGTGCAGAAGTGGCGTTTTTCAGCTTCTCGGTAAAATCGCCAGTCTCTTTGGTTGCTTTCGTGGTTTTGTCAGTGTAGTCATTGACCTGCCCAGCGGTCTGCTGTGCTTCGTCGCCTTGCTGATTGATGGACTTTTCATTTTCAGCGACTTTGCGTTCCATGCTGATCAAGGCGGCTTCGGCTTTGTTGAGCTTGACTTGATAGTCCGTAATGGCTTGAGTGTCGTGCGCTTCTTCGGCCTGTTTCAGGGCATTTGCCAGCTCTGCGACCCTCTGCTTCTGCAGGTCTATCTCTTTGCCTAGCACCTTGTTTACTTCAGTCAACTTTTCGGCACTCTTGTCGTTGCTGTCAAAGCCTGCCGTGACCTTAGCCATTTCTGAGTTGAGGATACGGTACTCGTTCTCGATATTTTTTAATGCGTCTTTTAGCTTTGTCTCGCCATCAAGCGCCAGTGTTGACTTAATAGTACCCAAACGATGTCACCGTCCTCTCATAGGTCTGGATCGCGTTTTTGCTTTGATTTGGAGCCGCCATTTGCATGGCAATGATAGGACCAGAGTGTCATGATCTCGCCCGGCGTTGTGTGCCAGGCTTCACGCCTCTGGTATCCCAGTTGCATCGCGATATAAAGTAACCGGAGAGGGTCTATCCCGCCCCGGTTTACGCGTTTTTTGATTCTTCGATTTCGGCCAGGACCTCGTCAACTTCTTCATCGCTTTCGCGGTCCGACTTGAAATCCATGCCTTCGACAAGCGCATCAAAGATTTTATTTTTGGTTCCGACAATGCTGGACAGGTCAAGCTTGACAGCAACATACTCCTCGGTCAGGAGTGATTGCTCTTTACCTTCGGCTTCGCCGTACTTAACATCCATGTTGTGCTCGATGATCCCCTGATTGACCATCATGGTGATCAGCCAGATCAGGTCCGGGACAACTGCCAACGGATCGCTGTCGGACGACAGTGCTTTTCGCATTTTTTCAATGGATCCGTATTTTGCATTGATGTCTTTCAGCGCGAGAAGCGTGAACTTCATTTCCCGCTCAACTTTGCCAATTTTGATTTTTGCCATAATGATTAAGGGCCGAGGTCCCCCCCCGGCCCTATCCCCTTTCTTAGGCTAAAATAAGAGCTGCGATTGCGTCTTCAAGTGCATCTTCTGCCGCGTCGACCTGGGCCTGAGTGGCTTCGACATCGTCAGAGACAGCATTGGCTTCATAGAGCGCCATGTACAGCGGCCCCCATGTTGCGCTGGTGTAGGTTTCAGCAGACAGTGCTTCGGCGGTTGCGATGTCAGCGTTGAGATTAGTCTTGCTGACAGCTCCGATTGATCCGGCGCGATTGACGACCCATGCCTTTGCGTCAACCTCGCTCGTAAACGTAGCCCGGTCAACCCACCAGCCATTTGACAGCTGCATGATCTCACCGCTGATGGCATCTGTCGTAAACTCGACGGACTCGCCTTTGGTCGCACCTTCGTCGTTTGGCTCCGAGAACTGGACTTTGTAGTACCAGACACCGCGATATTTCTTAACACCGCCTTTTTTCAGCACTCGGACATAACCCAGGCCAAAATATGGTGCAACGTCATCGCCGGATGCCCGGACTACTGACACGCCCCCTTCATCTGAGATGGAGTGGCCAAGAAGCGTGGCATAGTCCAAATCATTCAGCTGATCTGTCCGCATGTCGATGGTCCCGCCACGGAACGACGTGTCGGTCTCGACAACAACATCATCGGCATAAAGCTTGATGGTCTCCGATTCGACAGAGACATTGGCCTCAACAGCATGTCCCAAGACAAACCCGGTATCATATGTCGGAGCCAGGGTCTCGCTTTCGCTGAGAATTTCAGCAACAACAGGATATTTCAATCCAATACGTGCCATTTATGTTCCTTTCTCTTTTAAAAAGTCTTCCCAGATCTCCGTCATTACTCGGGTTACTGGTTCTTCTGATAGCTCATCGGCATCATCAACCCAATGAGTTGGTCCGATTTTTGATGAGCCATAATGCAAAATAAAAGCGATTTCAGCCAGCCTGACTTGTGTCTTTCGCTTGATGGTTTTGCCGTCTGGCGACTCCGTGTAAGTTGACTTGCCGATAGGGTAAACATCGATTGATTTGATGCCTTTAATGTCAGACGGCTTTCTTGCGTACCCGATGGCATTGATCATCTGGCTCGTTAGTCTTAACCCGTGCATCTCTGCGGACTTAATCCAAGCTTTTTTAGCTTCTTCTGCTCCAGCCATCAGCATTTCATTGGCAACATCGCCTGACAGCTCTTGCAGATCTTTCATTTGCTGAATGATTGCATCGATTCCGTCGGTGCGAAATCTGGCCATCAGACCACCTCACAGTCCCAGATGTGATGGATATATCCGGTCTCAGGCTCGAACTCAATCAGGTGGCGAAAAGAAATATCATCAGTAGATTCAAGAGCGGCAACCAGAGACTCCGCAATCGGGTCTGAATCCAGCCTGGTATATCGATCGACTTGTACCTTTAACCTGGATTCGACGATTCTTCCATCAGCCCTCAACCCGCCTATTTCATACGGATGGTAGACGGTGTAGTTGCCGGTTCCTGATCCGCTATACGCAGATATGTCAGAATCAACTGCTTTGATCAGGTTGTAAAACTCTGTAAGTGTCATACACCCTCCTGAACCGTCTCAACAGACTGGGTTGATTGATTAACATCAACCATCACCCCGACAATGACTGTGAATCCTTTGTCAGGCTGGGACCGGGTAACCTTGTATCTCCGTGAGCCGAGTCCATCGTCAATGTCAATTTGGAAAAAAGGCTGTCTAGCGTATTCGTGCTGAAAAACCTTAATCCTTACATCAGCTTTTGTGCCGGCCGACTCAGCCTGGTAGTGCTCCGTAACGCCAATCTTCTCAATTCGACATGGAATTTCAGATGATTCAACTTCAGCAGCTACAGGCATGCCAAGTTCAGTCTTTGATATAGTCTGGGAGATAAACTTGACAATGCCATTGCAGTTCATTGGTCTCTCCTGTAGCTTTCGGATTTGGTCATCGATTCAACTTGCAATCGATAAGATTCCATCAGCTTTTCGGCTATGTCGTCAGACTCGAATTTTGCCTTGACAAATGTTTTGACAGCGCCCTTTATGAGCGGGTCCGATTCATCAATCACCAAATATGCCGCAACACCTGATCTGATCATGTCTGCTCTGGCTTCTTCGATTCTGTCTGTCACCTCATCGTTGTAGTAAGAGGCGGTCAGACCTGCGGCTTTCATCATTGTTGTCAAATAACTAGCTCCAACCGCCATGACTCACTACCTCACTTCACGAAGATGAACAGATCGAGATCCTTTGCGCCGTTGAGCGCAGTTGTGGTTGTGACCGTGTTTGACTCCACAGCCGTCGAGCTGACAGCCGAAGCGGCCAGTGTTTCAGCAGCGTTATCAAACAAAGCATGGTGAATTTGGCTGACTGAGAACAGCTTATAAGGGACACCAAGCTTCGATCCCTTGCCGATCGAGATTGTGTCACCAGCCCCTGCCAGAACAGGGAACTGAATGCTGGTCACAGTTTTGAACGCCTTGCTTCCGACCACTTCGGTCGCGGCATTGGCGGCAATTGTTTCGGTGATGACCTCATCAGCCATGTTCGTGCCGGTGATAACAACATCGCCGGTCACACCGGCCTGATTGCCCTTGACGGTGACATTTCTGGGCACGTCAGGGTTAGTGATTGCTGTCGTGATCGTCTGGACCTCTTCGGTCAGAGTCACAGCCGCGTGGACAGCCGTTGCACTCGCAAGACCGGCATTGGCGATACGGTAAAGAGCAATCTTCAGCAGGTCGCCATAATAGCTGCCCTGCGCATCGATCGTCTCACCGAAGTTATGTTTATGGTGAGCCAACATGGTAATCTCCTTTCCAAAAAGGGAGCGGCCACTCGACCGCCCCCATTAGGTTAATTATTTCGATGCCTTGATCAGGACGAGGCCGTTGGCATCAACAAGCTTGCCGTCAGCGATCAGGGTCGCTTTATGGATCCACTCATCGGTGCTTTCGTCGAAATACTTCTTCATGGTCATCTGGAGATTGCTGTTGATCACATAATCTTCCAGCTTGACAATGAAGCCGATGGCATCGCCGTTCGCAGCAGCTGCAAAGGTATCAATGCCAGACTCAACAAGGATGACCTCGAGGCCAAGCAGACGCTCAACCGGATAGCCGTCCATGCCGACGGTCGTACGAGCAACAGGCTGGCCAGTAGCATCGGTCATGCCGACGATATAGGTGTCCCAGTCGGACTGCGTCATGACAAGAGAAGCGCCCTGACGGTAAGCCTGGGGAACTTTGGCGACCACACCGGCCCAAGTTTCGTATTTGACGATCTGGGCTGCGGTCAGGGAAGCAGTGCGGCCAGCCGGGACGGTTTCAGCTGTGATGCCCTTCATTTCGCCAGTGCCGTCACCAGAGATCATCGAGGTTTCGATACCCTGAATCATGGCGCGGGTGATGCCGTTTGCGATGGTCGCCTCGAAAGCGTCCAGCGTGACGGTGTCGGCTTCAAGAGTAACCGCGACACGGCACTGAAGCTTGTTGTAGGTGAAGGTGATCGAGCTGGTGATCTTCATCTTCTGTTTGTCGCTCAGGCTGCCCTCAGTCACCCAAGTGGCAGTCGGCTTGAGGCTGGAAACAGGATAGGACACGCCGCCACGGACGTTGATTTTTGTGGCCTTGGCATACAGCCGGCCATAGTTTTCCAGCGCTTCGATGACGCGGCCCATGATGGTGCTCGGGATCATGGCAGACAGATCGCTGGTTGCTGCGGTTGCATCGACGCGTTCCTGAATCGGACGGCCACGAAGGACGAAGTCCATGAACTGCTGACGATAGTTGTCGGCCTGGACTTCAGGCTTTTTGACTGGAGCACCGGCAGGCTGGGAGGCGGCACGCTGGCGGGCTTCGATCAGCTCTTTTTCTGCTTCCAGCTCATTGATTTCTTTGTTCAGAGCACGGATCTGCTCGCGGCTGGCAGCTGCATCGGTGATACCGCTCAGTTCGGTGGAGATTTCGGCGATTCTCGCCAGGATTTCTTGAAGACGTTTCATTGATTGTTGCTCCTTTCAAGCATCAGAATTCTAGTTTTCGTTACAGCCAGCAGAAGTTCAGCTTCGGCCTCCGCCGATTCGCGCCCCCGTCTTTCCAGATATTCATCTGCGGATGCGCACCGAGCTTCAATGGATGTATCGTCATAAGCGGGAATGTCCACCGCTGAGACATCGTAGAGTTTTTTGATTTTGACAATCTGGTATTCCAGGCTGTCCTTTGTGTAGATTTCTTTCTCTTCATCAATCGTGAACCTGAAAGACATGCGATCGATATAGCCTTTGCTGATCTCGTCGTACAGCCTCCGGCCTTCTTCGGTCCCGTCCAGTCTGGCCCTAATAAAAAGGCCGTCATTATCGACAGCCAGTTGAAGGGTTTTATTTCTTGTTCGCGCCATAACCTTGCCAGAGTGGTTGTAGTTGAAAATGACATCAGTCATGTTTGAACTGTCAAAGGCACCACGCATGACCTGCTCAACAACCTTGAACCCGTCCGAGTACTCCCTCAAAACGGTCGGGCTTTCAAATCTGGTTGCGTAGCCTTCAACCCACAATTCCTGTTCGCCGTCTGGCTGTTCTGCAGCTCTGATTTGAAAATCGAACCTGCGTTCGGCAATGTTTTTACGATCCGGCATCTTCGCCCTCACTTTCTCCGGCGCTGCCGGTGTCGTCTGTCGTATTGGTGTAATTCAAGCTCCATGCTCGCACGTCGCCATCTTCAACCGGAGCGTATCCGATCAGGCCACGCAGCTCATTGATGGTCAGTAGCCCGATTTCCTTTGTTTCGCGGATCAGATTGATCTTGGTGTCGACACTGGTATGGAGCAGCATCGACGTGGTGAACATGATCCGGTTACCGTGTGCCCGTTCTGTTGGTGTGAAGCAAATATTGGTGAATGCC